AGTAAAAACTTCTCTGATTTCTCTGCCCGTCTTGCAGATCTTCAAGTTGAAGGATTTCCTACCGAGCGACTGCTTACTGCTGCTGTAGGAATGTCTGCAGAGGCAGGTGAATTTACAGAGATTGTAAAAAAAATTGTTTTTCAAGGAAAACCCGTCAATCAAGAAAATCTATTTCATTTGAAGCGAGAACTTGGGGATATTATGTGGTATGTATCTCAAGCTTGTATTGGACTTGATATTTCACTTGAAGAAGTTATTCAAATGAACTTTGAGAAACTGGTTGCTCGTTATCCCGAAGGATCATTTACTATTGAACGTTCTGAAAATCGTGTAGAAGGAGATCTGTGACTAAAGAAAAACAAGTAACAATTAAAATGGATGCCCGTGCTGCGGCAGCAATTCGTCAAGTTTTATTTGATGCTCAAAAAGGATATACTTATGATGAATATAGTGTCCCTCCTCGTATTGCTGATATTCGTTCAGTAATTCAAGATATTGATGATAATATTGGCGCCGTTCTTGGTGTATGATTTAGACCTCCTTCGGGAGGTTTTTTAATAAATACAAATAAAAATGTCGTATTCCTCTGGAAGATTATTTGTACTAATTAGTAATAAATTTGATAATAAGAAAGTTAATAATAATAAAGTTGTAGTAAAATATAATCCAAGAAGAGACTTTAAAGAAATAATTCTGGAATGCGATAGTAGGCAAGACATGAAGGAGTTAGTTCAACAGTATTTAATTGATATAGAACTAAAGGAAAGTAAGGATTGGATTTTCACTAAACTTCCAGGAAGTACTTTTACAGGAAATATAAAAATAACTTCAATAATACCCGAAGAAAAAGAAAAGGAAATAAGATTGCGATTTAAATTTGCTAGCGGTAGAGAACAAAAAGATTATAATATTTGGAATTCATTATTGGATGGTGTATTTAAAAAAGATAGTTCATTAAAAAGGACATCATCATATGCAGAAGAATTGAGAGTTATCAAAAAAGTAAATCAAAAAATTCAAGAACTTGGAGGTGGACAACCTGTAGATCTTAAATTTGGAAATAAAATCTATAAAAATACTGCTGGATTTGTTGGTGGAATTTCTGGAAAGAAAGCAGATTTTGTTATAGTTAGTTATGATGCTGAAGAGAAATGTTACATCTCTCATAAAAAGGGAGACACTTCTAAAGACTTCCAACAGTATGGTGGAATTAGTAGAAACGTTGCTGGAAATACAATTTACAATCACCCAGAGGTTAAAAGATTTAGAGAAGATTTAGTTAATGGTGAATGGAAAAATAAAGTATTAAATGAAAAAGGAAAGACTAGAATCTTTAGAAAGATTAAAAGTAATAGTTTAAAGAAAAAATCTATATTTGGTAAAAAATATGGATCTATGCACGGTCATGATAATGTAAATTATTTTGTTCAGGGCGATCCTAGTATTACCAAAAGAGCAAATTTAATAGTTGTTACTTTTCCTAAAATGGTCATTAATGGAAGATTATCAGGACTTAGAGGTGAATATACTCCTGTTCTTGGAGCAAGAAAGTCATCTGAAGAAGGTAGAGTCATTGATATTAGAGATGATGAGAATACTACAGTATTAAAAGAATTGAGAAATGTCAGAGGCGGATTCTGGACTCAAGGATATATGAAAGGTAGGGGAGTAGTGGATATGGATAAATAAAGTATGGCACAATACAAAAATAAATATAGATATATCTAAAAAATATGAAACCATTTTCTCAGTTTTTATCTGAATCAAAAGTTTCTCTCGCTGCATTTAATGCAAAGAGACTTGGATTAATACGGAAAAATGGAAGTGATTTTTACAGACAGAATCCAAGAACTGGAGATTTAGAATTTCAAGCAAAAGCAAAAAGACTTCCATCAGGGCAAGTTGGATTGAAATTTTATAATCAAAATGAAATTCCAAATGAAAAAGATCCAAAACAAAATCGTAATATTGTAAATCCTAAAGTTCCAAAGTCTCAGCAAACTAATGAGGAGCACCAAAATGATTTGAGAGAAAGGTATATTAGAGGAGAAATATTTAATGAAGGTGAATGGGTGCAAAGTATTATTAACGAAAAAGTAGGTAAGATAATTCGCAAAGGAACAAATTATTTGATTTGTGTAACTGAAGACGAGACAATGTTTAAGTCTTGGATTACAGATGTTATTGAATGGACGGAAGTATCTGGAGTTCCAGCAGATCAAAGAGAGGTGGGAACCGATGAGTTCCGTAAATATGCAATGAAAATGACTGGAACTAAAGATATTAAAAATTTTATAAATAAGTATAAGGTAAAACAAAAGTAGAAAAATGCTGTCTCATATTGTATCTGATCTTTACGAAGCATACGTTGAAGAGATCCTGACTCCACAACTGGGTAAAAAGCAATCCAGTGCTCCAGAAGCACCTAAGGCATCGGAAAAGTCCGATGCCACTTCGGAGAAGAGAATTCGTCAGGCAGTTTATGATATTCGTTATAGAGCAAGAAGAGAAGATATTGAATTGGGTCAGGCATTCAGTCAGTATATGTCTCATACCTCTATGAATGCTGTTGAAAAAACTGCAGTTAAAGAGAAACTTGGTCTCATTTCTGGATCTGGATCATCTCCAGTTAAAGAAGAATATATTGATGAAGAACCTCATTACAACAAGCATAATAGCAATTCTAAGAAATATAAAGTTAGAGTAACTGATAAAAACTCTGGTAAGACATATGTTCGTATGGCGACCAGAGAAAAGATTAACTCACTGAGATTAAATCCAAACATCTCTTCCGTTGAGATGACTCAATATGGATCTCCTTATGAAGGTGAAAAGAAAAAAGGAAAAGCGACAGCATCTGTGACTTCAGGCAAAGGACTCGATCCTGTAGGTAAAGAAGATTCCGACGTAAATAATGATGGTAAAGTAAATAAAACCGATAAGTATTTACAGAATCGCAGAAATGTTCGTGGTTCTGCAATTTCTAAAAGAAGTGGAGATGTGAAAGAGGGATACTCTAATTGGAGATCCGATTTATCTGAAGTTGTTTCTGATGATATTGCATCTGAAAAAAAGAGTCAGATTAAGGAAAAAAGTGTAAATAACTACGCTGGAAAAGATAAGTGCGTAGAAATCAATCCTAAGTTGTCCGAATCTATTGAAAATCTTGGCGGACAATTAATTGAATCTGTAGAATTATCTGAAGAATATATTGCAGAATCTGTTAATGTTGCTGCACAGTATTTTTATGAGCAAGGTCTTAATGATGGTGGAGTAGAAATTCTCATTGATGAATTGGGTCTTGATGAATTTGTAAGTTTCGTATTTGAGATTGGGGATGAAGTTATTTCTGAGGCAAGAGCTGGTGGAGTAAAAGTAGAACCTGTAACTGCTACTGGAAAACCATTTAAGAGTGGCAAACCAACCAAGAAAGGTTTAGAGAGACTTCAGAAACTTAAGGCAGAAAGAAAGGAAAGAGAAGATAAAGCATCGTCAGAAAAACCATCTGGAATGAAAGCGGCATTGCAAAGGCAATCTGCTGTTGCAAATGCTAAGAAGAAGCAACCCAAAAAGAAAAGTTTCTTAGACAAGGTTGCTCATCAAGTTAATAAAGGTATGGAAAGACATAAAGCAGCAATGAGTGCTGCTCGTGAGACTGGAAAAACAATCAGTAAAGCTGCAAAGCACGTTGGTGGAGTTGCTCGTGAAGTAGGTAAAGGTGCATCTGGTGCTGCTAAACTCGCTGGACATGTTGCATCAAAGGGATTGGGTGAAGAATCTCAATTTGATGAAGAATATAAAGATCTTCCAACAGGAAGAATGGTAAGACAAGCGAGTAAGCATGGGCAACGTGGAGGCATGGCTCATCTTAAGCAAAAGCAAGTTGAAAAAACTCCTAAAGGATTGAGAACTCTTACTGGATCTAGAGAAAGATCTGCTGAACTTAAAAATATTAAGGATAATTCATATAAAAAAGCAGCAACTATGACTGCAGTTGCATCTACTCATGATGCAAAACAATCAAAAGAAAAATCTTCTTTAAATCGTGCAAGAGGAACTAAATCTAATATTCGTCAGTTTTCAAGAACAGTTGCAGATGAATATGAATATGGAATGAATGAGGCAAAGAAAATGAAAGGTGAAGATCCTTGCTGGAAAGGATACGAAATGGTAGGAACTAAGAAAAAAGGTGGTAAAGAAGTTCCAAATTGTGTTCCAAAAGAAGAATACAAATTAGATGAGAAGATTACTGCTAGAACTGATATTGGAACTGCAATTAAAGATTTCCGTGCATCCACTTCTCCTCAACTTGCTGGAAGAACTAAAGAGGATAGAAGAAAGGCAGCAATCGCTGCTGTATTGACTGCTCGTAGAGGTGGAAAAAAACTTGGTGAAGAAGCAGTAGACTCTTCTTCTACTATGAGTGCTCAGCAAATTAATGCTAGACGAAATCTGATTTCCGCTCAAAGAAAAGTTTCTGATGCAGACAAAAATGCACTTTCCAAAAAGCAAGATAAAAACATATCTGCGGATAATCAAACTACACTAAAGCAATCTTACGAACAAGAAGGTGAATTAGTTGATGAAAGAACTAGATATGCTAAAGAAACAGGAATGTCTGCTACTCGTAAAGGAAAACCATCTGTAGAGGGTGGTGCTAAGGATGATCCTGCATTAACTTCTGTAAAAAGAATGATGCGTGGAATGTCGGGAACTCCAAAGGGACAACAAAAAAAAGTTCCTGGAAAGAAACCACCTGCTGCTGGTGAATATGGTGCTCCAAGATCACCAGAACAAAAAGTAAAACTGCGTCGTGCTTCTGCTCAAAGAGCACAAGACCTGATGCATTCTGCAAGAGATTGATACCTAAATAAAACAGGATACTCTTTCACGGAGGACATCATGAGCGCAGTAGTAGCAGTGGTAAAACCACTTTTAATCCAAATTGCTACTCATCCAGCTGTTAAGAATCTTGTTCTTGACTTACTCAAAAAGTATGTTGATAGCACAGATAACAGCATTGATAACGTCGTTTATGAACTTGTCAAGGATAAACTCTTTACTCCACAAGCATGATTACGTGCTTAGTGACTAACTGGGGAGTTACCATTGTTCTCGGTCTGTTGCTAACTACTTCCGAGTGGTTAGCAAAAACAAAAAGATTTGATGAAAATGGAATACTCGACTTAATAACACATTTTTTAAAAATAGTGTTACATAAAGGAGACCGAAAGTAAGGTCTCCCTTTTTTATAAATATTTCTTAGATTAATTAGTTAAAAGGTACAAAGAATGGCACTCTGGGGAACTGCAGATAGTCTTTATTCAGTTGGAACGGTAACTGTAGATTATGGTGCAAAAACTATTACTGGATCTGGAAGTTCATTTACTGCTTCTGGAATTTCTACTGGTACTGTGATTACTATTGGAGCTGGTGGAACTTTTGGTCAAGCAGTTATTGCTGGGATCACTTCTGATACTCTTATTTCAATTGCGACAACACAATATTTAAATGGTGCTCCGATTGCTGGCGTAGCATATACACTCTCTCAGAGACCTGTTTATGTATTAGAGGATTCAAATTATTCTCTTACTCAGACAACTTCAACAAATCTCACCAATGCGGTTTATGGTGTAGATATTTACGAACAGTCTGCAAATACTGCTACTGGTTCTTTATACCAAGCACAACACGCTGGTTGGGTTGGTATTCACACATACATTGATATGCACGGTAATTTAAGAGTTAAGTCTGAAACTCTTGTTGCAATGTCTGGAATCACAACTGATGCAGATGCAACTTATGGCGCTGCTGGTGATGCTGGAGATGATGCAGTATTTGCTGATAGATTCATTACAATTACCGTTCAACCACAAAGTCAATCAGTTGGAGTTGGAACAACTGTATCATTCAGCGTTACCGCAATTGGAACTCCAAATGCAGGAACTCTTGCATATCAATGGCAGAAATCTACCACTTCTGGTGGATCTACTTATGCAAACATTGGTGGAGCGACTTCTTCCAGTGTAAGTGTTGCGAATACCAATACTGCTAACAATGGATATCTGTATCGTGTCGTAGTTTCTTCTACTGGTGGCGCTGCGGATGCAACTTCAAGCTCCGCAACTCTGACAGTAATCTGATTTTAAATTATGTTTTTTAATGAATTGAATGAGGACACCTTTCTCCTCTTCGCTATTAAACATTATGAAAATCCCCAAGCGGTTACGGAAGACGATTTCCATAAAGACTTGAATCATTTCAAGTATATAAAAAGATTATTGAAACGTTATAAAAATTCTGGACAATTAAAAACTCACCTTTTAATTAATCATTTCATTATTCTTTATAATATTTTTGGTGATGCTACAACTCCTATGTTGTTTTATAAAATTGAGAGAGATCTATGGTCTCCTATGAAAACGTTTATAATCTTTTTAAATCGTCTTCCAGATTACCCCAAGTGCTATATTCATGATGTATCTATAGATGACTATTGTATGCAAGAACTTCAAAGGATTACAAATGGATAAATTAGATAAAATAATTCAAATTATTCATCAATTGAAAGAAGATGCAATGGCAACCCCTACTAATAATGTTAGTGGGGGTAAAATTGCAGGAACTCCTGCTGCGGATCCTGGTAATCCACCTGTAAGAAAGAAAAATAGATACATTTTCCCAACCCAAAATGGATATCGTAGTGTTTGGAAAAGATCTCAACCGAAGGTATAAAATGTTCTCACAGGAATCAAAACTAGCGGTTCTTGAATCTAAACTCGGTATTTATGAAGACCTATCCCGCGAAATGCTTGCTAAGTTAGAGTCTGCCGTTGATAAAATATCTGAGGGAAATTCTCGCATCGCTACGATTCTTGCTAAACACGATGAAAGAATAGAACAAAGTATCAGAAACGATGAACTTATTGTTAGGATGATAGACGATTTGAAAGACGAAAATAAAGAAGACTATAATTCCATAATTAAAAGAGTAGAATCACTTGAAAAAGTAGTAGATGAACTTAAAAAGTTCAGATGGCAAATTGCAGCAATAGTAAGCGCAGCATTAATATTTGTTGGAGTAATTCCAACAATGAAATCCTTTATTGAACCTACATCTACTGTTCAGATTGAACAAATTAAAAAATAAATAATAATAAATTGGCATTGGTATGCCACATGAAAAAAGAATACAAAAATGGAAAAAGAGTAACTTTATACTCTTTGCAGAAACTTACTAATTCTGTGGTTAAATGGACAGCAATAATTTCTTCTTGCTGTAAAGAATTTTCTTCTTGACAGCACCGCAAAACCAGACTATACTTCGGTGGGATCGAAGTATGCATTATGGATTTTATTGATGTCAAGTACATTGGAATGATTTCTCCAAGACTTGAAAAATTTAAGAGGGTAAAAAATAATCTTTATAATTTTCGCTGTCCAATATGTGGCGACTCACAAAAAAATAAAACAAGGGCAAGGGGATATTTGTATCAAGTAAAAAACAATACAAATTATAAATGTCATAATTGTGGGATAAATGTATCTTTCAATAATTTTTTGAAGGATATTGATCCTGCTACGCATAAGCAATATATTTTTGAAAAGTTTAAAGAAGGGCACACTGGAATTGGTTCCGCCATTCCAGATCCAAAATTTAATTTTGAAAAACCAGTTTTTAAAAAAACTAATGCAAAAATAAATTTACCAAAAGCGTCGGAAAATCCAGAAGCAAAGGAATATCTAGAAAACAGAAAATTAAACCCTTATAAATTTTATTACAGTGAAAATTTCAAAACTTGGTCCAATTCACTTAAACCAGTTTTTGATGACATTAAAAATGATGAACCAAGAATCATCATTCCTATATTTTATAAAAATGTCTTGGTTGGATTTCAGGGTAGATCCATTAGACCAAGTAAAGTTAAATACATTACTATAATGCTTGACGATGAGGCACCAAAAATTTATGGTCTCGATGAAGTACAAAAAGACAAAACTATCTACGTTACCGAAGGTCCATTCGACTCAACTTTCATTCCAAACGCAATTGCTCTTTGTGGAGCTGATGGTGATCTTAGTAAGTGGGATATTAGCGATCCTGTTTGGATATACGATAACGAACCACGTAATTCAGAAATCGTATCAAGAATTTCCCGTGTTATCGGAAATGGACAAAAAGTTGTCATCTGGCCCTCAACAATAAAAGAAAAAGATATTAATGATATGGTTTTGTCTGGACTAGATGTTCAGTCTGTGATAGAATTAAATACTTATTCTGGATTAGAAGCAAAACTTAAATTTACCACCTGGAAGAAAATATGAGCAACGGCACAAAAGTTAAAAAGCGTGATGGTAGAATTGAATCTCTTGACCTAGACAAGATGCATTTGATGGTTGGAGAGGCGTGTAAGGGTCTTGCAGGCGTCTCTGCAAGTCAAGTTGAGATGACATCTGGTATTCAATTTTATGATGGAATTACCACTGCAGAAATTCAAGAGATTCTGATTCGTTCTGCTTCGGATTTGATTGATCTAGACCACCCAAACTACCAATATGTTGCCGCAAGGTTACTTCTGTTTGCTGTTCGTAAGCAACTTTATGGAAAGATGAAGGAACTGCCTCATCTTGAGCAACATATTTACACCTGCGTTAATTCTGAGGTTTATGATAACGATATCTTCAATAAGTATTCGAAAGAAGAGATCGATAAGTCTAATTCATATATTGATCATGATCGTGACTATCTCTTCACTTATGCAGGTTTACGTCAAATCGTTGATAAGTACCTCGTGCAGGATAGGAGTGGTGGTGGAGTATATGAAACTCCGCAGTTTATGTACATGATGATTGCTCTGACCATCTTTGCAGAATATCCAAAAGAAACCAGACTCTCTTACGTCAAGAGGTACTATGACGCAATCTCAAAGCACAAAATCAACATTCCCACACCTATCATGGCAGGAGTGCGAACTCCACTTCGACAATTTGCGAGCTGTGTTCTTGTTGATGTTGATGACTCCCTCGATAGCATCTTTAGCAGTGATATGGCTATTGGCCGCTATGTTGCACAACGCGCAGGAATCGGCATCAACGCAGGTCGCATCAGGGGCATCAACGCTAAAATCAGAGGTGGAGAAGTACAGCATACAGGCGTTGTTCCATTTCTCAAAAAGTTTGAAGCAACTGTCCGATGCTGCACTCAAAATGGCATCCGAGGTGGATCAGCAACTGTCCACTTCCCCATCTGGCACCAAGAAATAAAAGATATTCTTGTCCTTAAAAACAACAAGGGAACGGAGGATAATCGTGTTCGCAAACTTGATTACAGCATTCAGATCAGCAAACTCTTCTATGAGAGGTTCATTCAGGATGGTGAAATCACGCTTTTCTCCCCTCATGATGTACCTGGACTTTATGATATCTTTGGACTACCTGGCTTTGATGATCTCTACTGTGCATATGAAGAAAATTCGTCCATTAAAAAAGAAACTATTAAGGCACAAGAACTTATCCTTAGTCTTCTTAAAGAACGTGCGGAAACAGGTCGAATCTATATTATGAATATTGACCACTGCAATTCACATTCTTCTTTTAAAGATAAAATTAGTATGAGTAATCTCTGTCAGGAAATCACTCTTCCTACAGATCCAATTAATCATATTGATGATAACATGGGTGAAATTGCACTTTGTATTCTTTCTGCTATTAATGTAGGTAAAGTTAAGTCAGATGAAGAACTTGAAGACCTTTGTGATCTTTCTGTTCGTGGTTTGGATGAATTGATTGACTATCAAAAATACCCCGTAGTGGCAGCAGAAATCGCCACTAAGGCACGTAGATCGCTTGGTGTAGGGTTCATTGGTCTTGCGCACTATTTGGCAAAACTTGGATTCAATTATGATTCTCAAGAAGCATGGGATGCAGTTCATGGACTTTCTGAATCTTTCCAATATTATCTTCTTAAAGCATCTAATCAACTTGCTAAAGAAAAAGGATATTGTGAATACTTTGGGCGCACCAAGTATGCTGATGGTATTCTACCCGTTGATACTTACAAAAAAGATGTAGACGAAATTTCTTCTATTAAATTGCAGCATGATTGGGAAACTCTTAGGGCATCCATCTTGGAGCACGGTCTCAGGCACTCAACACTGTCCGCACAGATGCCTTCGGAGAGCAGTTCCGTTGTGTCAAACGCAACTAATGGAATCGAACCCCCTCGTGGATATTTGTCCGTTAAAAAATCGAAGAAAGGACCTCTTAAGCAAATTGTTCCTCAATATCATTCGCTCAAAAATAACTATACGCTTCTTTGGGATATGCCTAGTAATAATGGTTATATCAATGTTGTTGCTGTAATGCAGAAGTTCTTTGATCAGGCAATCTCGGGTAACTGGTCATATAATCCAGAAAACTATAAAGATAATGAAGTTCCTGTGTCAGTAATGGCACACGATATGCTTTACTCATACTCAATGGGATGGAAAACGAGTTATTATCAAAACACTTATGATATTAAAACTGATGAGGTAGTGGAAGAACCAAAACAAGACCTTCAATCACTACTTCAAGAACTTTCTGGGGATGAAGAAGATTGCGAAAGTTGTAAAATTTGACGAAAGTGTAAAAACCTATTATTATAAATAGTAATAGGTTTTTATTTTATCTTATGGAAGGTCGCATTTATAAAATAACAAATAAACTGAATGGAAAATTCTATGTTGGTAAAACTATAAAATCTTTATCAACAAGATTTTATAATCATTGTTATGATGCACTTAAAAGAGATTCTGCAACTTATTTTCACAGAGCAATTAGAAAATATGGAAAAGAAAATTTTGTTATTGAAGAAATTGAAATATGTAAAAATGATTTAGGTAATAGAGAAATATTCTGGATTTCTTCATTAAAACCAGAATATAATCAAACTCTTGGCGGTGATGGTGGAATCCTTGGATATTCTCATACACAAGAAACAAAGGAACTTTTATCATTAAAACGAAAAGGTAAATTTCTTGGGGAAGAAAATCCATTCTATAATCAAACACATACAGAGGAACAAAAGAAGAACTGGAGTAAAATGAGAAAAGGACAACCATCTCCTTGTGGATTTGCTGGAAAATCGCACAAAGAAGAGAGTAAAAGTAAAACATCTCAAACACTCAAAAATAATCCAAATGTAAAAAGAACCAAAGTATTTCAGTATGATATTGAAGGAAACTTTTTAAGAGAGTTCCAATCTTTTGCCGACGCAGCACAATTTGTAAAGACAAGTCCTTCTAATATCAAATACACTTGCGAAGGAAAATTTAGGCACTGTAAAGGATACAAGTGGAGTTATGAATTATTATTATCTTTACATAATTAAATTTGAAGACAGAAGATTTTATATTGGTTCTCGCAAATCAAAAGTTCCTGCAAATGAAGATGTAAATTATTGGGGTTCTCCTGGAAAGACCATTAGACATTTCTGGGAGATGGAAAAAGAAAAACATATCTTATTTGAAAGCACTGATATTTCCATCCAAGATTTGAGAAAAAAAGAATATAAAATGATACAAGAAGGATGGGAAAAATTTGGTAAGGATAAGTGTATCAACAAAAATGCTGGTGGATTAAATCATCTCGATTTAGAAGTTGTTAAAAAAGCAGGCAAAAAATGTAGAGACCAAAAGATTGGAATATTTGGTTGGACACCAGAAGAGTGGTCTAAAAACTCAAAAGAAAAATGGCATTCAAATAAAAATGCCAGAGGTTTTATGTCTTGGGACGAAGAAAAACTAAAAAAATTTAGAGAAGAGCAACGAAAGAAAAACTGTAAAACCTATGAGTTTTTTGATCCTGATGGAAATAAAGTTGTAGTTGATGATCTGCGTTTATTTTGCAAGAAAAACAACTTCTCTTATCATTCTATGATACAAGTTGGAAATGGCAATCAAATACAATATCAAGGATGGAGCACAATTGGACCAAAACAAGTTGAAGAACTTTTGGGGAAATCTTGGGAAGATAGGTATGAGGATAAAGTATTTTATGATCCGTCTGGAAAACAAATCACTATAAATTGTTATACCACATTTGCAAGAAAAAATAATTTAAATCCCGCTTGTTTGAGGTTGGTTTATATTGGAGAACTTTTACAACATAAAGGATATAGTGTTTTGCATCCAGATGAAGTAACAAAGAAAAAGAAAGAGTTGAATTTGCAAAATTCTAAAAGAAATTCAAAAACTGTTAGGTTGAGAAATCCAGAAGGAAAAGTTTTAGAAATTTATAACCTTGTTGGATTTTGTAAAGCAAATGGATTAAATCCTGGTAATATGCATAATGTCCTTACTGGAAGGG